CATTAGGAAGTCTTCTATTCGACCAGCACAACCTCCGGCGAAATATAAATCAATGCTCATTCAAAAGGTACCTTTCTACTCTCGTACTTACTTACCAGTTTAACCGCAAGCGTTGTAAATGGGAGGATAACAAGCTCATATCCTGTCTTAATTGCTACTTGGCTAATAGTCATTATGATTAGCGTTTTGACAGGCATTAGTCCCCAAAATGCGAGCGGTAGGAAGACAAGGCTATCCACTAGCTCTCCCATAAGACTAGAGAAGATCGCACGAGCTCCAAAGCCTTTAATTGAGTCAGGGTATTTACGTTTCATTTTAGCGAAGATTCGGTCATTTACGAAGTCTCCAATAACGAACGCAAGGAGTGAAGCTACAAGTACGCGAGGAGTACTTCCTAGCACGGTTTGGAACGCTTCCTGATTTTGCCAGTATTCTGGCGCCGGGCTCTGGATAACGGCACTAAAGACAAGCGCTGCGAAGAGGTTAGCTGCAAAACCAAAGTAGCACGTCAAACGGCTCCAGCGGTATCCGTAAACCTCGGACACAAGGTCGGATAAAATGTAGGTAATAGGGAAGATAAACACGGCTCCAGTCATTGTGATATTGAACGGAAGAAGTACCTGTTTACTTGTAATAATGTTACTTACAACCAATGCGACTACAAAGAGCAAAGTAAGAACTAATTGAAGTTCACTGACGAGTCGTTTACGTTTATATGTTTTTAGCATGTTCATCTCCCTTATTTTTTAATTAACTGAAGCAATTCAGCTCGCGCCGAAGCGTTTTCTTTAAATAGTCCGCGCATTGTCGAAGTGACAGTAGTCGCACCATGTTTTTTGATCCCACGTCCACTCATACAAGTATGTTCGGCTTCTACAATAACGGCAACCGCTTGAGGGTTCAACACTTCCTGGATAGCGTCTGCGATTTCTTGTGTCAAGCGTTCTTGCACTTGTAGGCGTTTAGCGTAACCCTCTACAACTCGACCGAACTTGGATAATCCAGTGATCTTATCACTTGGAATGTAGGCGATATGAACCTTACCAACGAACGGCGCCAAGTGATGTTCGCAAAGGGAATTGAACGGAATATCCTTAACAAGAACAAGATCCTGATGATCGACGTCAAAGGTCTTTTCTAAATGTAGTTTAGGATCTTCTCTGTATCCTACGGTATGTTCAGCGAGTGCTTTAATGAAACGGAACGGAGTTTCTTGTAGTCCATCCCGTTCAGCGTTCTCACCTAATAGACCGAACAGTCCTTGGATAGCCGCTTCAGCGTTGTCAAGTGCGACAATTTCAGTTGGTTTTAGGGAAGCAAATCCATGCTCTCGTCCTAATACGTTACCCATTTTATCTAGTTTTGGAATTTCCATTTTATACTCCTCTTTTATTATCATATACCAATGTATGTAGCTGCGGCAAAGGTCTTACGTTATTGAACGCAGGATCCCGATAAACTTTGTCCCATAGCCAACCTAATTTCTCTAGTAGGCGCCCGCTAATACTTCCTTCTTCGTAAGCATTTGCGTTACCTACGGAAAGGTAATTGACGGGACGTAGCTTGTCCTTAAAATTTTCGAACATATTGCGAGCGTAAGCTAAATCCGTATCATCGAAGATTACAATCTTAAATGACCAATCTAGTCCTTCCTCGTTCAGTCTGTCCACAATAGCCTCCAGGATTTTCATATTAGTGCGCATGCCACTTGACGGCGGTTTTGGACTAATAGTAATATCACTGACGTATTTGAACCACTCTTGGAACCGTGTTCCTTGCGTCTCTAGTCCAAACTTGAACCCCTTTTCGCGTAAGATGTCAATCATAGGAGCCATTGGTTCATTCAGTAGTGCAGGGTTCCCACCTGTAAGCGTAACGTGATTACAGATTTGTTCTCCCTTATCGTTGAAGGCAAGTTTTAAAATTCGGTTCGCTGCTTCTTCTCCTGTAATGTATTCAGGTTCAGTAGTACCGTTCCAAGTGAACGCCGAATCGCACCAGTTGCAGTGATAGTCACATCCACCTGTTCGAATGAAAATTGTCTTTTGACCTATAACCATTCCTTCACCTTGGATTGTAGGTCCAAAGACTTCCATCACAGGCATTTTTTCGGGATCACGGACATTGATTCTAATCTTACCTCGTTCAGGTTGATTGTACTGATTAGGCATTATCCTGCTCCTTGTCTAAAATGTCTTGGACGGTGATGACTTCATCCTTATCAATGAACGTCACATTTTTATAGAGCGCGATTTCTTCTTCCGTGAAGATTTCATAGTAGGTACATTCTGCGCAACCTGTTGGCGTCTCCCATAGTTTGATAGAGTCAATACGAGCATACTTCCACATGAGCTGCGTAAGTGTCCAAGTAAGGAAGCGGGACATATTTTCAGCGGTCGTTCTAAATCCAAAGAGAACTCGCTTGGTGTCCACGGCGTTAGCTAGGGCGATTGGTTCATTTCCTTGTAGCAAGGTAGCGTGATCCAAACGATCAATGAACTTACCTGCGACTTGTTTAACATGATAAAAGTCAACGACCATTCCCTGACTTGAACCGTCTTGGATATTTTCCCCGGCTAAAGAAATTTCGACCTTGTAGGTATGTCCATGCAAGTTGGCGCACTTACCAAAGTGACCGACAAGTTGATGCGCTGCGTCAAAAGATAATGTTTTGGATACTTTCATTTTTAGTTCTCCCTTACTTCATATTCAATAGGATCGTCAATACCGTTGATTTTAAATGCGTTCAAACGGTCAATACAGGTAGCACAAAGACCGCAAGCCTTTTCGTGTCCCTCGTAGCATGACCGAGTTAGCTCGTAAGGAGCATCGACTTTTAGTCCAGCGGCTACGACTTGCGCTTTATTAAAGTTCAATAATGGAGCTAAAAGATGAACCTTGTGTCCTGTTCCTTGATAAATAGCTTCGTCCATTGCTTCGTAAAAGGCTGGCGTACAATCTGGGTAAGCAGAACCCGCAGCGTCATCACTATGCGCACCGTACCAAACTTCATCGGCTCCGCGACTATATGCAAGCGCAGTGGCTTGTGATAACATAAGACCATTTCTAAATGGTACATAGGTATCAACTGTTCCTTCGCCATTTTCTTCGATAATTTCGGCGTAAGACTTATGGGAGATGTCTCCGTTACCTTGTAGTAAAGTAGAGTTCGAACCTTTGAAGATTTCAGGCGATACTGAGGCTTCGACAAGTTCTACATCTAGGAACTTCGCGACGTTGCGTGCATTGTCTAGTTCATTAGCATGTTTCTGTCCGTATAGGAAGGTCAATGCGGTTACATTGTGCGCTCCGTACCGGGCGACCGCTAATGATAGACAGGTAGTGGAGTCAACTCCTCCACTTAATAAAACCACTTTTTTCATGGTGTCCTCCGTTTATTTTTATTCATAGAGGTCAAACGAGTGTAAAATCTCTATACTTTATTATACACCAAATTTTGCCATTTTGTTTACCACTAATTCAAAAAAAAATAAGGACAAGACTGCCCTTACTCAAAATAGTGATCATAGATTTGTCCGGCGATACCTTGTAAAATTAACTGAACAAGGACTTGACCTAATACTGCTTGGAAGTATAGTTCCCATGGAACCGTATTGACGCCTAATGGACTTAGTCCAAGGAATACCCAAATCCCTACGTCAACGACTGAACCAATCATCGAACTTAATGAACGTCGAACGCCGAAGGTATAAAGACCTTTAGTAACGTATTGACCAGCTACGAACGCAACTCCACTAGCTAGGACTAGCATTAAGGTATAGTTCAACGAGATGCAAAGTAAAGCGGTAAGGAACAATAGGATCCAAATCATTTTCCCTGATACCTTAGGGCCGTAATGGTCTTGGATAAGTGTAATCAGTAGGAACGAAAATCCCATTAGCCAACTTGATGGCGGTACAGTAAGAGGTCCAATGTTCAAAGGTAAGAACCAAACGGTAACGAGCGTACCGAAGATTCCTACTAATAGATATAAGATTGTGTAAATGTTTAAGAATTTTTTCATTGTTATATTTTCCTTTTCTGTTTTTATAGTTCGATTTCTTGTCCGTACCAACGGTCAACGATACTTGGGTCACATTTCATAGGCAAGCTAATAATATCCTTAGCAGCTTCGATCATAACTTCCGTCAATCGCTGCGCCCCTCGTTTTGCGTTTTCTTTAGGTATCTCCCCTAATAACTCGTCATGTACGGGAATCATTAAATGGAAGCCAAGTTCCTTCAGTTCTGGGTCATTGTGAACTTTAATCATTGCGTACTTAGTCATATCCGCTGCGGTTCCTTGGATAACGGAGTTTAGACATTGGCGTTCAGCGTCGGCTATCTTACCACCGTTATCGTGGATTTTAATTCCTTCTTCCAATGCACGTGATTTGATTTCGTTACGCTTTTTGAACCCCCAAGCTCTATCCAACTCCGCCCAATATTGTTCGACAATGTACTCAGGTACTTCCGTAGATCCTTCAGCGTCTCCATCGAAGTCTAATGGATCGAAGTTTTCGTTCTTACTTGCGTCTATATACTCAAAGGTATATTGCGGCAAGCTCATGTCTGGGAGTCTTCTGCGTCGACCTGTAGCCGTCTCCGTGTAACCGTAGTCGATAGCATGTTGTTGAACGAATACAATGTAGTCCGCTACTTTAGGAAATTGCTTGAAGAAGTCTTCCATAACTTTAGAGGCTTCTTTGACACTTACGTTCATTTGTTCAGCGATACTCGCTGCACCACGCCCATACATTAGCCCTAAAAGTACGGACTTCACATTGTTACGACGTTTCTTTCCTTCTGGGTTTGTGGAGCCATCTGGGTTAAACTCCAAGCAATTTTCATATTCAGTATGATACAATTTCGAACCAATAACGGCATACAAGTCCAAGTTCTGTTCATAAGCGTGGATCATATTTTCGTCCCCACTCAACTCAGCTAGTGAACGAGGTTCCTGTTGAGAATAGTCACTACCGATGATATAGTGTCCAGGACTTGCGGCAAAGATTTGTCGAACGACTGCTCCCTCACCACGTGATGGAATATTCTGTAGGTTCGGCCCTTCACTGGACATCCGTCCCGTCTTTGCGCCGTACTGTTTGAAATTAGTGTGAACACGATTGTCAGGCTTAGCAAGGTACTCGTCTAATGTCATGTACGTCGATACCAATTTTGCGTACTTACGATACTGGAGCAAGGCTTTAGCGATAGGAATATCCCATGCTTTAACAATGTCGACCCCTGTTCCTCGAGGACTTCGATCATCGTTACTTTTTAGACCTAAAATGTCGTAGAACAGGATCGCTAGCTGCGTGCTACTTGAAATCGAAACAGTCACTTCACCCTTACCGTTCAGTGTTAGTTTTTGATATTGTTGGAAGTTGATTGTTCGAAGATCTTCAATTTCCGGAGCGTACTTAGCTACCTCATAATTGAACAGTTCTTCGGCTTCCTCCATCTTTTGTTCGAACTCGGCTTTAATCTCTGCGAGCTTTTTCTCGTCCAAAGCTACACCATAGGACTCCATGTCGAACAAGACTTTGATCAATGGAAGTTCGATATTTTGATAGACCTCACTGACCCGCTCTAAATTACATGACTTACATTCTTCGGTTCCTGGAGTAAGATATAGCTCTTGGAACTTGTAAAGCTCGTAAGTCTGTAGAGGGTCAAACGCTGCATACATGTAAGCGACGTCAGGTGGGATAAGACTAAAAGGTATTCCTTTGAACAAGTCATTGAACTTAGCGACTTCGGCGTTCTCGTCCTCCTTGACGTACTTAGCATGAAGCAATTTCAATGAGTGCGGTTCGTTTTCGTTCAGTAAGTTTGAGGCGATGTAGGTGTCCCATAACGGATCCGGCATTCTAATACCTAATTGCCAGAAAATGCTATTGATATCGAACTTACCTAAATGGTACACGAACTGAACTCCACATTCAATCATCTCCTCAATGAACTCTTTCATTAGCTTTGGATCAATTTGATCTCGTATACGTTGCTTCGTCAAATTGCTTCGGTGGTTCAGTGGAACGTAAATGGATTTTTCTCCTTCGGTATATAGACAGACACCTACAAGATCTTCATGGATTGGATCCTTACCGTTCGTCTCCACGTCCAAGGCTACAACGCCGTTTTCGATACAAGCTCCTATATAGTCATCTAGTCGATCTTCGTCTGTGACTAGCTCTAATCTAGGAAGTACATCTTTCAAAATACGTTTTGACATTTTGCGCGCCCTTGCGATTGCGTCTGTCAAAGCGTCACCACTAATGTAAGTTAGTTCGACTGAATCCTTTCGGTTGCGCTTTTGAGATAGGATCTTTTGATCTCCTTTTCGACCTTCCCGTAAACGTACACCGAACAGACCTTTTTGCGCCATATATTTTCCTTTCCGTAAATAAAAAGGAAGCTACTGCTTCCTAGTTGTTAGAATCGACCGCCTCTGGTTCGAGGACCACTAGCAGTCGAAGGACCTCGACGTGTTACCGCAGGACGGCTATCCTGTCGACTGGAACCTGTGTCCCTACTTGAACCTCTTCGAGGTGTTGGTTGGTTCGAACGTCCATTTGAACGTCCTCCTCGTCCATTTGAACGTCCTCGGTTATTGTCGTCTAAAGTAAATTTACCGTCGACGACGTCCCACATTTGATCTTCATTTAGATCTAAAATAAGAGTACCAAGTAGTTCACTTTTTTCTGGGAAATCATCCAAAGTAGCTTCCGGATCTGGATCTTCTGGGATGAACTCGTAGGTAGTACGTTGATCCCCTTTTTTACCACTTCGAACAATTTCGAACGGTTGTCCTACTAGAGGTCCGTATTTATTGATAAGCGTTACAATCTTAGAAACATAGCTACGACCTCTATCCCATGTTTCAACTTGATCTGTGTTCTCATTATAAAGCTGCAAGAATAGTTTTTCAATGCGTGGATAGCCCTCTTGGCAAAGTGGACAATCTTCCGGATGAAGGCTCTCACCGTCCTCACTAATAGCATTACAGTTGATATAGCGACGACGTCCGTCGACTTCTGCTTCGTGGACTACAAAGTAATCCATATCCTCGCCGTCTTCGTCCTCATAAAGGAATGTAACGACTGCAGAATCTCTATCATCTGCTAAACTGAAAAATCCATTGGCCGTTCCGGAACTGAATGAACCAGACTGGCTAATACTAACTCGACCCATATTCGGTCCTCCTTGAAAAGTGTTTAAAGTGTTATAAGGTTTAAAGTGTTTTAAGTTTTTCCTTATACCTTAATATACACCAAAAAGGTGCATTTGGTAAACCACTCTATAAAAAATTATCCAATTTTTTAGCGAGTGATGTTTTTATAGCACGAACGGAAGCTCGTGTTACGCCGATTTCTCTAGCTACCTCAGCGTCTGTCATTATCGAACCATTTTTAACAATGCACTCGATGTAGGCATACTGATTATCCGTCAAAGGCAAAGTAGGTAGAGAATTAGCAATGTCAATAGCTGACCAATCTTCGTTCACTGCGTGGTTATAGAATGCGCTAAAATTATCCTCTTCCTCGTTAGGAGTACCGCTCTCCCATTGCACGTCCAAGAACCAATCTCTTTGCACAGAAGTAACCTTCAAAGCCCGGTACTCATTGCGCATTGTATTGTTCATTAGGCGTGTGACGTAGGTTGCGAAGTTTGCTCCGGAAGTAGGATTAAAAGTATTTAAGGCCTTGTCCAGCGTAGTCCATACAAAGCTATCCACGTCTTGTCGCGAAAAGCTAAAATATTTCTGTCCTATCTTGTGTAGCATGCTGGAGTAACGGCGGTACATAATCGCCAAAGCTCCATTAGGATCCACGGCATACAAAGAAAGACAATCACTGTCTGGGACAAAGCCTACACATTCGACAGTATCGTTGACGAACTTGCTAGCTATTCTATTTGTAAGGTTGTTCATTGTTTATTCTCCTACAAGAATTTTGTTTTGTTTATAGTTATATTATATATTATCGTGTAATAAATTACAAGACTAAATCATCAAAATTTATTAAATTTGGACGGTCATTGATGTCCCACTTGTTTTCCCAAAACTCTTGCGGGTAGTTCAAAAAGTAAACAACCTTGCTATTTCGAAGTCTGTTCCGTATTTTGCGCGCAGCGGTTTCTCCTGGATTGTCAGGGTCTAGTGCTAATACAATAGTTCGAAAAGGCATTTTCTTTAGGAGTTCGAACTGATTACCTCCTCCAACGCCCATCAGTGCTACCGCAGGGATCCCAAGTGTCCAAAGAGTCAAACAGTTGATAGCAGATTCAGTGACGTATAATTTCGAACTATCTTTGAACCTGTCTCTATACTTCAGTACCTCGTAAGCGCCGTAAAGAAATTCAGTTTTTGGGTCACTCTCCCCGTACTGGTGAAATTTCTGTCCTACACTACGTCGGTTGAAGAAGACTGTATTTCCGTCCATGTCCCTGACAGGCATTGTGATACAATCGTTCAACTTATCGTAGCCGATATCGAAAAGTTCGATAATCTCGTCCGTCAGTTTACGTTCATACATATACGGATGAACCCATCTGTATTTTTCTAGCTCCTCCTCCGGGATAATGTCATAAGACCTTTTATTAGGTACGGCCTTACGATTAAAGCCTAAATCTAATAAAGGTCTTACTTGTTCTTCCCCTGAGGCAAAATTACGTTTGAGCCATTGGTTCCCGTAAAATCCGCCGTCACTCTTATTAAACAAGTCACTAATGAACTCGTTCAGTTTTCCTGTATAGCCACAAGTGAAGCAGTGAACAGTTCCTGCTTCGATAACACGTCCACCAGAGTAGGCTACGTCCCTACTCATACCGCAAGACGGATGACGCTCCATCCCATTTCCGTGAAATGGACAAGAGAATTGCATGTTCGAACCTAAGCTCTTAGTACGTCTAAAAAGAGTTTGACCATAATCGTGTTCCAGTTCGAAAGTAAGTTTTTGAATAATTTGTTCACAAGTTGCGTCGATGTATAATCCGTTGACTTTCAAAATGCTTCCACTCCTTCTCTACTTACTTGTTTTTGAAGACGGTTCGAAGAACTGCGAGCTTTCAATGTAACTGGACTAGCATTGTCCTCCGTGTCGTCATCGTTTTTAAAACCTATAAGCGTATAGGTTCCCGTTGTCACGTCCCACATATATTCAATGGTCTTGTTATCTTCTCCATACCGATTTTTCACTACGGACAATCTTAGGATCCCGTTAGCTTCGTCCCGTTGCATTGTTATAACTCGACTAGCGTTTTGACCTACGGCATCACTCTCTGCGATATGCTCTAATTGAATCGTATCGTTCGTTCCGTCCTTCGCTGCGCGTCCGGCCTGAACATTTAACACAATAGGGATCCCGTACTTCGCCGATAGCTTGTAGAGGTCCATGGTAATATTAGCGTACTGAATACGCTTTTGTTCGCGACTAGGCACAGATTCGTTCATAAGGGATAATTGGTCAATACCGACTACTTTAGGCTTGTATTTTTGAATCATACTATCTAATAAAGCTGGCGTCATGTTACGACCCCCAATCATCATCGGCGTTACGACGACAAGAGGAGTTTCACTTCCTTGCATTAGTTCAATATGGTCTTCATACTTTTGGAGCTCCTTATCGTTCCAAACTCCTTTGGTAATGGAGTTGATACTGACGTTCGATAGTAAGGTATCTATACGAGATCCAACTTGCATTTCACTCATTTCGCCGGAGTATAGGAGTACAGACTGACCGTTCTTCCAAGCACTAGCCATCATCTTATCCAATGTCCAAGACTTACCTTGTCCCGGGCGTCCCACAATGACTATCAGTTCTTCGCCCGGTAACATCCCACCTAAAACATCGTCCAAGAGTTCGAACCCTGTCGGTACTCCCAGCAAGTCTCCAGCTTTTTCCGCAATGTCCATCGCCCAATTAAAACGGTCATAGGCACCTTTGGTCAAGTCAACACCGCCGACGAACTTGGACTGCTGAATGAGTTTTTCCAATTTAGGTAAAATGTTCGATACGGCTATACTCGAGTCCGTTTGCATATCTTCGGCAGCCTGCGTCAGTATAGGAACAAGTGCATCATATAAATGTTCTTCCCTAATCTTATCGACAAGGTACTGATCACTCTCTAAAATGTTCAGTAGTTCAAATCCAGGAAATTGTTCGAGGATTGTTTCATCGTCCGGGACATTTCCGTATCCTTTAACGTGGTCAATAATGAACTCATACTCCGGCCCGTAGTCACTGAAGTATTCACTTGTGATCCCATTATTGTTCAGTAGCGCAAGGCTCTTGTCTTGTAGAACTTTATTCAGTACCTGTAATTGAATCATTGTTTACCTTACCTCCCAATCTATGTCCCTGCGCATCGTACAATGGATAGAATTTATGTCCAGGACTATCTCCTAGCCATGCTCCCGTATCATCCAAGGTAATGTAGTAGGGACGTACATTAGGATCCACCTTCGCAGTCTTAGGGCTACCTAGTAGGTACCCAATCGAAAAGCCTATTGCTAAAAACGCAATGGCGCCGATAATTTTTACAATCGTATCATCGTTCAAACGCTTTTTGTAATTCCAAATCATAGAGACCTCTCTTTTCGTAAGTGTACGCAAAATCTAATAATTTTTTGTCGTATTGTTCAATTTCTTCCTTTGTTAGCAGTAAGCTATCAATTAAGTGAATGGATTCAATAGGCTTTAATAAGCAACATTTAACAACCTGTCCACGAACATTTCGATAGATCATTGGAACACGGTTGACGTCTAATACTAGGTACCGTTCATCCGGATTCATTTTTAGCGACCTCCTTAGGTGTATATCCTCGAACATTTGAAGCGCCGAACTCGATTACGGTAGCCATATCGTAGATCCTACTATATAACCTTTCTCCTAATACGTCCTTAATTTGCGCATCATTGTAATTGGTTGTATAGATAGTAGCAAGATTATTGTCTACGCGATAGTTCACTAAATCATAGAAGTGATTATAGGATACTTGCGTCAAACGCCCGGAGCCTATTTCGTCAATGACTAATAGTTCGCAATTTTTAAGGCGGTTCAAGTAGTCAAAAAATTCGACGCTAGTTTCGAAGTATCCAAAGTCGCCGAAGATTTCTAGCATGGAAGAACTCACACAGAAAACTCCCTTAGTCACTAATCTTCCATCAAGCGCAGTTTCGGCGATATAACGTTGTAACAACCGTATCGCCCAACTTGTTTTCCCATTACCTACAATAGGGCTAGTGATAACAATGTTCAATCCTTTTTGAACATTTTCAACGACGTTCGACCTATAATCCTCCAACCACTTCCAAGCCTCGCGGTCCATGTTCCTAGGAACTAATTTTTGAGGTTCGAAGTATTTCTTAGGTAACCCGGCCTCTTCTAATAACTGTCGAACCTTCTTCTTCCATATTTCATTTACATCCATTGTTCATCCTTCCTAAATAGTTCAGTTCGCCCTTAGGTTTTTTTTTACCATTTTATTAGTTATCTTTTAGTCCTATATAGTTCAGTGTATATAATATGGACCGAAGGGGGAAAGAATATCTAGCTTGCTAAGCTGCTCTAAAGCAGCTGTAAAAATGACTTTGTAAAAAAGTCTTTTTTACTAGATATACACCAAATTTCAGCATTTTGTAAACCAGTTCGAAAAAGATCTATAATTTGTCTATATTTTCCTAAGAAAAATTAGTAAAATCCCGAGAATTTTGATTTACCGTCTAATAATTCCTCAATTAGCCACGTTCTTTTAAATACGGACAAGGTAATTGGGTTAGGAACATGCGGACAGACTTTGTCGATACTTTTTTCAATACTAATGTATAAAAAGTAAGATACTTCGATCCAACTGTCGGCGCTTAGGTAATCCTTTAGCTTTTTCATTGTGTTTTGAAAATTGAACCAATTATAGTCAATGCAATCCTGTTTGAACCTAAAACGGTACTGAACTAAAAAGAAGTGACTAACTTGTTTTAGCGTTATTTCTTCGAACTGTTTTTCGCTTAGGTAGTTAGCTAGTTGATTACCGACGAACAGATAATCCTGGTCTCGTTGCGGTAAGGAACTAGCCGACTTCCCAAACAGTCCTCTAGTCGTATTTTTAATTTCCTTTAAAATTAGACTAGAATTTTGCGTGTCCATTGTACGCGACTTTATGCGCTCTCTTGCCATGTAATTCTCCTCGTAGTGTTATACTATGACTTCCACGTTAAACGCGAAAATAGGTACGAAATATTAAGAATTTTTGCGGGATTTAGACGTCTTCTTCTTGGACTTCTTAAATCGCAGCGTATAGGACACGGATTCCACAATAGCGGGCTTCACTACGTCAGCATCAAGTTGCTTGTTATAGATCAAGTCCTCTAATAAATCTTCATTGATTGTTGGCTTCATTACGATAAGATTTTGAAGAGCTTCTTTGTCTTTACCTTTTGCGTCCTTGATTAAATCTTGGATAATGCTAATGAGCATAGTCTCGTCCATGGATGACTTAGTTGTTGAGGAACAAGTCACTTGCCATCCGTCGGCTTCTGCGGACTCGATGTCTTCGGTAAGCATGTACTGTTTAATTAGTTCCTTGTCATTTTTGACCGCTTTGTTTAGGATCCCTAGTTCGTAGTTATTTTGCGCAAGTTCCGGAAGTAGCTCAAGGAACTCTTTTTCATTTTTAATTTCGCTCATTATATTTTCTCCTTCATTAGTTCATTAAGGTCTGTATCTACGGCCTCTTCCATTGCTTGTTTGAACTCTTTACGTTCTTTAGCAATTTGCTGGCGTTCTCCCCACATGTGCTGGCGATTGTAGAACGCTAAATCCCCAGGCATAAGGGAGTCTCTAAACTTGATCAGTTTAGCTACACCTTCCTCGCTCCAGTAACGTGTTCGCTTTTGGTCCAAATCGTTACGGAACTTCGGTAGCACAAAGGGGAAATGAATATTATTTTCCTTTGCGTACTCTGCGGCGCCGTACCATACGCGAGAGATAGTCGTTTGACTACGCTCTACCATTTTGCATACTTCCGAGATTCGGTAGTATTTAACTCCATCAATTACTTTCATTCAGTAACCTCCGTATCTTCTTACATTGTTCCGGACTTGGTAGCTTGTCCAGTTGAATGAACCTTTTCAGTTCCTTTTGGTTGCAATCTAAATGGCTACAAAGTTCTTCCTTTGTATACCTGTCTTGTAAGGAAGGTATCGCTAAACAATGATCAATAGGTGTCCAAGACTTGTCACAACTTTCAATCTTGCGTTTAGTGTCCTTCCTTAGTTCGTTATATCGTTTTCTAAAAGCCATATCTTCTCCTATTTTCGTAGCAGTATGTCGAGGACGTTCGACAATTTATTTCGAAGAGGCTTACCGTCTACAATATAGTCGGCTAGTTCTCCCTTACTTGCTACAATGTCTTCGATCGTCTCGTCCATTGTGTCCTTGCAAACTAGCGTGATAATGGATACGGTAGAAGTCGCACCAATGCGGTGAGCTCGATCCTCTGCCTGATCCTTCTCCCCTTTTGTCCAAGGGCTATCCAAGAAAATAACGGTCGTCGCCTTAGTTAAGGTGAACCCTGTTCCAAGTGCTCCAATAGTACCACAGATAATAGCCGGGCGTTTGTCGTTTGTAAACTGTTCAATGACTTCGAACTTGTCATCTGTCTCCCCTGTTACTAAATAACAAGGCGCCAGTGACTTAGCTTGTTTAGCAAAAGGAGTGATAATCTTTTCCCAATTACTGAACACAATGACCGATTGATCGTTGTCTATACATTCTTGGATAATTTCCAAGGCTCGTTCGAACTTTGCGGACTTGACCTTTTTAGTAGTCAATACTTCGGGGTTACCTGTAGCTTGACGCAAGCGAATAGTCTCTGCTAGTGGATTGGTACTTAACATGACCTTGTCAATGTCTTCAATGAGCTTTGTTCGAACCTCGTTGTAGATTTTAGCTTGATCCTTGTTCATGTCGACGTACTCGGTCGATCTAATCTTTTCGGGTAAGTCTAAAACTTGTTCCTTGGTTCGCCGAAGCATATTGTCCATCACTAAATTTTTTAGTTCAGTTAAGTTGCGGTAGCCTGTTACTTGTCCAAAATTATCAAGGACGCAGTAACGTTCTTTGAACGCCGAAAAGGAGTGCCGTTCAACTCCTAGCCATTTGAGGATATTGTAGGTATCCACAGGTGAGTTCAATAACGGAGTTCCCGTAAGACCTATCTTGTAGAAACTGTTCAGTGAATGTAAAGCCTCCCCTTGTTGGCTAGTAGGATTTTTACATTTATGGATCTCGTCTACTACGACCATACCTATCGCACCTGTATTGGTTAACTCCTTCAGCGCCGAAGTGAATGACTTATCTCGTAGAGTTTCAATATTAGTGATAAGAAAATACTCTTTATGGTCTAATAGTAAATCCTCTACACGTTTTTGAACTCCGTCAATCGTCAAATTGCCCTTGCGGTTTACCCGGCTACCAATGATATGAGCTTGCTCGTTCGAATGAATTTCGACCTCTTTAGCCCAATTCCATTTAAGACCGGACACGCAGCAAACGATCAAACAATGACTGAACTCGTGCTTACGACTGACGGCAATGTCAATAGCTTGCTTAGTTTTTCCTAATCCCTGTTCATCACCTAAAAGGAAGCAAGGATGATCCTTGGCATAGTCGAAGCTCTCTACTTGATGTTCAAAAGGTTCGGTCTTGTAACTGAACTCACCTGGCGTAGCCTCTACAATTCGATTTCGACTGTCGATGTAGGATTGAACATCTTTTGGAACTTCACCAATAATTTCTAAATCCCAATACTCCAAAGCGTGCAATACATCTTGGAAGTATCTAATAGGTACCTCAAAATAATTATAGCCTCGTTCTTTGATTTTAGGAAGCGAGGATAGTTGCGTACCTAGTAGCTCCTCGTCTTCCTTATCGTTCAAGTCTGGGATAGAAATGTAAATACTATTTCCTCTTTTGTGCATACGGGATTTTTCGATTTTTAGTTCGATCAACCCTTAGCTCCTTTCGCTGAGTATGCGATCAACTCCATTGCAGTATCCAAGTCTTCTTCCCGTCTAATAGTAAAGAATCCGTCAATTGGCCAGCCGTATTTCGCAGGAACAATTCGATCGAGTTGAGCTTTCATTTCTTCCGGCATTGCACGTGACAAGACGTTGATGCGAATTTTTGACTTAGTTTGGAAGATCTTCACAAAGTTGTATTGGTGAGCGTACTTAATGAACGATTGAGTTACTCCGCGACGAGATGCAGGGAAGTCGTGCGCAATACGGTCTTCAAGTTGTTTAGTAAGTGATAGCACGGTGTCGGACTTAGGTGTCCCACTCTTTGCGTTCTTGCGTTTTTCCTTAATTTCTACGACTTCCTTATCGTCCTTCTTGTCAATAGCTTCTACAACTACGACAGTAGTAGGACGAGGACGGCGGTTTGTACGTTTTGAAACCTTTGGACCTGCAGTAGGTTTAGCTTCTGCTTTACGTTCTTCCTTAGGCTCCTCTTGTTCAGGGACTGATTGAACGGAGTACCAACGTTCGAAGGTAGCTTTTGAAACCTTAACAGTCTCTTCGCTACTAATGTTCAATAGTTCGACCTTTTGTTCCTTCTCGTCTAAAGATAATACTTTAAACTCTTTGCGGTTGCGTTTGTTCAAAAGGATTGTACCTTTTACAAGTTCGTTGAAATTTACTTTCATTTCTTTACCTCCAGGACATTGTCCATTTCTTTATTTTCTTTATTGTAACATATTACCGGGTAATATGCAAGCGTTTTGTTCGAAAAAGTTGAACTTTTTTTTACAAAAAAAAATCCAGGTACCGAAATACCCAGATTTTTCTGTAATTAAAGAATCACAAAGTAGATAAACAATGAACAATAATAGTATACGAAAATTGAACGAAATTGTCAATCGACTAAAAATAGAGTGAAAAACAAAATCCCGTAAGGACTGAACCTTACGAGATTAAGAGAAACAATATTTAGAAAAGAGCTTCCTCCTCTCTTTTTATAGATGCCAGTCCTCTGGCGATACAAGGTAGGTCGTGTGACCTACAAGTTCGATCTTAGTTCCAGCCGCAGGCATGTTCACTGCGTTCACTAAGACATTACCGCTTTCCAGAATAATGAAGTCAAGTTTTGTATTAGGCAAAATTTGATTGTTCTTTAGGACTGCGCACGAAATGAGTACATTGTGCATAGGTCGAAAACCTTCAACGATTTTGCGACCGATTGCGTAAGTACCATTTCGATACGCTGTTCCAATAGTGTTCAAAAATGCGTAACACTCACCCTCTTCATTACGTTGGAGATAGATCTTTTCTCCATTCAGTAGCTTGAAGTTTCCTTCAGCGTTTTCACTTACTTTCGGCATCTTGTCCTCCTTGCTTAGTAGTGATAAGCCCGTCAGGCTCCACTTTGAACGACTCTTTATCCGCCAAGCGTCCGTCTTCTAATAGCATGTAGTAACCACCATTATAAGGAACGAACGTACTTGATTTCATGTCACCGTTGGTAGCATCACAATAATACCAATTATCGTAATACTTGATCCAGCCGGTTTGCATGGATCCGTCGCGGTTAAAGAAGTACCAGGCTCCACCGATTCGCTTCCAGGACGTAGCCATATAGCCGTCCTTATCGAACCAATACCAATTTCCATCGGTATGGTGTAACCATTTTTCGGCTAGCATGTATCCTAAATCGTCGAAGTAGAACCATGCTTTATTGTCTTCGATATATTCGAACTGTCCTTTTGGATAAGTTCCATTAGGTCGTACATACCAAAAACCAGTGTCGTCTTTTTGCCAACCACGTTTAGGTTCAGTGGCTTGCTTACCTGCGTTAGTCAAGCGATAAACGTAGTAGTAAGGACGTCCTGCATATAGCCAGCGTTCATCGTGATCATTTACGGAGATACCGTCATACGGCCAATTACAGTGAATGATATTATCACTGTCAATGAACATACCTGTATGACCACCGGCGCCGGATGAATACCCTTTACGACCCCAGATGAAGATGTCTCCACGCTGAGCGTCCCAAGGCGTATTTTCTGCTATTAGTTCATAACCGTTCTTTTCGAGCCATTCATGCTCGTACTCAGTGTTGACCGCCCAGCCTGCTGAGACGGCACCTGCACTCAATAGAGCATAATAGATCGAACTTGAACAGTCGTAAGAGTCTGGACCGTTTCGATAGTCCATGCTATAGGTTACTTGACCCTTGCGGGCTTGCATCCAAGCAATGCCTTCATCAATATTTACTCCCATTAGGCCTCCTGATCGTTTTCAGCTGCGGCTTCCTGTTCCTTTTGGTAATTCTTGCTAGAAACACCAAGGACAGTACCTGCAAAGGTAGCCACAAGAGCAATAGTTCCAGTGATAGCGCTTGTATCAAATTTATACAAGACACCTAAACCAGTAATCAAAGCAATCGCTGCTGGGACTACTACGGTGACGGTGCGCTTCGCTACGTCGTATTGTTCGTTAGATAGCTTCATTTATATCTTCATCCTCTCTAATTGGTAAGTCCTTGTATTTTTCGTACAAGGCTTCGACTTCACCATTACCTCCAAGGTTTTTATAACTTTCGAACAAAATAGACAATTCTCTAAAATGATCTAAAGTTGTATAGCCTCGCATGACCTCATGTTTAAGGTCGTGATAAAGACGGTAACGTTGAATTTTCCTAGTTCCGTCTTGTATGACGTCATTTTGGTGATTGATTGCTACTGTCGTTTGGTCGATCCCGTCGACTTGTTTTTTAAGAGTGCAAAGGGTGGTAGAGATCTCCTCTAATACACCCTTGGCCTTGTTCGATTTCCATTCGAACATCTTATTCAGTAAGACCGTAAGCAATCCGCTACACGCTGTGATAATTGTCGTTAGGACGGCCGTATCTTTTAGCCACATTGGCATAATCCTAACCCTCCTTATCCAGCGGCTCCAGCTTCTTCAGCCTTAGACTGTTCAGCTAAAATTTCATCTTCGATTGCGTACCGAGTTTCACGCAATTTTTGTTCGTCGACTCGAAGTTCTCTACGATGCGCAGCGTAAAGGTCTGCGTCGTGCATTGTCTCGGATACTTGCGAAACGGCGTTGGCGTCGATATTGATAATTGTAGTCTTAACGAGTTTCTTTTCAGTTCCTTGACCGACTGAAAACTCCGCTACCAATTGTCTTGTTTTTGTAAGTTCTAACATAGTTCTCACCTCCTTTCTATCCCTTATTATAACATGATTTCAGTTCAAATTAAATACGAAAACTTACATTATCTAAATTTAACCATTTATTATCTACCTGAGATTTTACCACTAAGCGCCCATCTGTGTAGATACACAAGATAGCATTTCCGTAGTCGTTATTCAGTGCTTGTAGATACATCGAAGTACGAGGTCTAAATCCTTCAGGTAGCATTGCGATTACGGCTTCTTTGTCCGTTGAACCTTTCCATACGTTACCCTTTAAATGAACAACTCCGTCGAGCGTTTTAGTGTAAAAGGCGTCTCCGTAAGTCGAATAATGGTTCCAACCACTTTGAAGAACTAATTTTTGCCAGCTATACTGACTTAGTGTTGACATGGATACCATTTGAGTCCAAGGTCTCCAAGTACCGTTCACTTTAGCACGCATAGCTGCGACATTTGCTTCGAAGTCATAAGCTACCTGAACGATCCAATTATCGTTATGTTTAAATACTTGAACATGTTTCCATCCGTTACCACCTTGCGGGGAGTTAGATAAATTATAACCCATGTAGATCCCGGCGTTTGTTCGACTGTTCCAGTCACCACTTACGCTAAAGGACGTTCCGTTATTTTCTGTCAATCGATAATGTTGAACTTGTTGTCCACGAGCGAAGATATCTCCTCCGGCGTAGATGTTACCTCTTGCGTCAATAGAGCCAGGTGTTCCTTGTTCTACAATCTTACCGACTCCTAGACGTCCATCCTTGTCGTAGTGCAGCACTACTGATTCAGTAGCTACCGTAGCACTAAATTCAGTAGACGTGAACCTGTCTTGGATTTTAGCCTTAACTATGTAAGACTTATCCGGCCCGTAAGTACCAGCTAAATTAGCGGACGAGTTAGTCAGTA